GTACAGAGCAAGAGCCATTCGCTAGGATGGCATACGAGGCTCATACAGGCACTTTTGTAAAGGAGGAGGGGTTCGTAGACCATCCCACGATAGAAGGCTTTGGATGCTCTCCTGATGGCATTGTAGGGGAAGGTTTAATAGAGATTAAGTGTCCGAATACCGCTAACCATATTGAGACAGTCTTGGAGAACAAAGCTCCAAGTAAATACATCCCACAGATGCAATGCCAGATGGCTTGTACAGGCGCGAAATGGTGCGACTTTGTATCATTCGATCCTAGAGTGCCAGAGGACTTGCAGTTGTTTGTAGTACGAGTCGAGAGGGATCAGGAGTATATTGACTCGATGGAAGTAGAAGTAAAGCAGTTTTTAAGCGAGGTCTTAGACCTATTTAACCAACTAAAAGCGAGGCAGAAATGACCTATGAAATGAAAGATGGCAGCTTTAGTCTATTTAAGAACGACAAAAAGCTCACAGAGAAACACCCTGATTACAAGGGGTCTATTAAGATTAACGGAGTTGAGCATTGGTTTGATGCCTGGCTAAAGGAAGGCAAGAAGGGCAAGTTCTTATCGGGTCGTATTGGTGATCCGAAACAGAAAGGCTTTACTCCCAAGGGCGATGATGAGTTGCCCAAGAGTAGTGGTATTGAAGATGACATTCCCTTTTAGGAGAAAGACATGAAAAAGATTGCTATAGGATTGGTAACATATATGTTACTAGGTAGTGCGTATGCTTGTCAGACACAGACACTAATTGTCGGTGGTAAGCTACAAGTCTGCACTATTTGTGGAACAGTAGTTAGCTGTATGTAATCCCCGATGAGATCGGCATTAGTGGCGCAATGCCACACCCTTTCAAGGAGTGCCACCCCCCTTCCGATCAGGGTGGCTTAATGACCTTCCAAAACGACCTACAAAGGGGTTTGGAGATAGAGGAAAGGGTCTTGGCTATCCTACGCAAGAAATACCCTTGTGCGACCCTTGTAAACGCTTTTAAGGGGTACGATATATGGATACCAGAGATCGATAAGGCTGTAGAGGTGAAGTTTGACCCGATGAGCCAACGCACAGGCAATATCGTTGTAGAGATAGAGATGTATGGGAAAGATTCAGGATTGATGGCTACCCAAGCTGATTACTGGGTTTTTTACGATGGGCAGATGTTTGTCATCATGCCGGTCAAGCACATATTTAAGTGCATATTCCTGAGTAAACTACAGTATGTAGAGTTTATAGGGGAAGGGGATAGTCAGATCAAAAAGGCATTCTTAGTAGATAAGAACACCCTGTTTAAGTATGGAAAGATATTATGAGAGGTATAAGGCTCTTTCGTCTTTTCGTCTAGTAGTCAGTCCTTTTAACTCCTTACCGCCTGCCTTGTTCCATTTTAAGAACTCCTCGGCAGCACCCTCAAACTCACCCCTATTGTGTTTCATCCGAAGGGTAGAATTTTGGAGATTACCGAGTCCAACATTGAAGGCGAAAGACACAAGTGCGCCAAACCGACCAGAAGTAAGCCCACTAGGACATAATCGTTGTACTCCGCTTTCAAACCGCGCCAAATCTTTAGCAAGAATTTCATCTACTTCTCCCATCGTTAAGACTCGATCCCATCCGCTAGGGATAGGCAGAGCCTTTCGTTCTGCTAGTGGTACTCTAGCATGATTAGGATCTATGACATGACCGACACCGACAGTCCAAAGTAACGCAGGGCATTGGTAAGGCTTTTGCTTAACACCCTCGTGGTGCTTAATCATCTCAATAACTTTATGGTCAATCATTTCTTAGCAAAGGCTTGCGTACCGAACCAAAAGGCAATAATAGAGGCTAGGATCTGCATTTCGTCTGAATCAAACACCAAAGGAATAGCCTCGGCAAACGCTGCACCGCTAGACCATGCCCACCAAATAGAGGCAATGTCTACAACGATTAGTAGTAAAACGAATAGGTAGGTAACGACAGGGCGAACAGAGGCTCGTAGGTTAATGATCCATTGGCTTGCACCCTTACCGATTTCTATATCGTGTTGGTACATGGCTGTGCGTTCTTGTGCTTGGGTCTGCATCTGTACTTGGTCTGTGCGTATCTCCTCGACCCTAGCCTGTGCTGCGTAACCTCTTTCTAGCATCTGGAGTTCTCGTTCCGTTTGCATACGAGCAAGCTCTAGTTCGTGAGACTTATCGGATTTGTCTTGGAAGAAGTCTAATAGTTTAGGTAGTCCACCCATAAGGAAGGACAAAGCTGTAGAGATTAGTGTGAACATTATTTACCCTTTATGACCCCAAGTAAGATACCAGGCAACGATTGCAGCCAACGCATAACACATATACATAACTCTACGCACCTCTGCCAAATCTTTCCTAAATTCATTTTCTATTTCCTTCTCTTGTTTTTCAATCTTTGCTTTAATGGTTTCTACTTCTGACCATCTCTTTTGACCATGGTTTTTCACAAAGTCTTTCTTGACCTGTTCTTCTTTTATTCTGATTTCTTCTTGTTTTTGCCATTGGATCATGGCTCGTTTGAAATACTGCTCTTTTAGAACTTCTGCTTCTTTTAACTGCCTTCTGCGTTCTAATGCTTTTTGTTGTGCTACCGAGGCTGCTTCTTTTTGAACATCCTCGATAGACGATCCGATAGACTTGCCTGCTTCTTTGCCTGTCTTTACGCTTTCGCTAAAAGACTTTGCGCCCTCCAAAAACCCGAATTGGTCTGACATACATAGGATTACTTTCTAAAGAATAAGTCTGCTAACCAAGCTACAAAGCCACCAAAGACAGAGCAAGCCCCCATAATTGCCCAAAGAGATCCTTTAGACCTCTCTGCCATAGCGACTAACTTCTTAATATCAGATTCCATGCTATCTACTTTTTCTTGCAGATGCTCGACTTGGGCTACTAGACCACCAAATTTGAATGGATCAAATTCAAACTTATCGTTCATCCTAGCCTCCGTTTACCTGGCGACTTTTTTGCAACAGTTTTCTTTTTAGTCGCGACTTTTTTGCAAGGTTTAGAAATATTTAAAGTTTCCTTTTGAATGTATCCAAACTTATCAAATACCCAGTCAATGATAAACATCATGGCAAAGTCCCAATAAACGCATTAGCCTGTTCTTGTGTCATCACAACACCCTCAGCATCTTGCAGTTCTGCACCAGCTAAAACTTCTGTTTTAAAATCAATCATTCTGTCATTTCATCTGCTGGTTCTGGGGTGTTACCCTCTGCTACCCATTTAAGGTAGGCTTGGTAGTCTGTGTTGCCGATTGAAAATGGAATTACTGCACCATCTGACAAACGAATAACATAAGTAGTTTCATATAATTTATACATTTTATAACTCCGCAGAACAAGACCAACCAACACCAGTACTAGCTGGGTTTACAATGCCACTGCCTGTAGCAGTAATGGTGTAAGTTATTCTAATACCGCCATTGCCAGCAGAAACTAATGTAGGTTGTGCTGAAACATTAGATAATGACCAAGTTCCAATTCTTGTTACAGTTGGAACAACACGCATGGTGCAATTTAACGAATGGGTACTAATTCCACTTGACCCAGCAGTATTATAAGCAAAAGAATAAGCACTAGTACCAAATTCGGATGTATCGTTTACATAAGTTTGATAATAACGCTGACACAAAGCCAATTCAGTTCCATAAGGTCTGTAATCAAAGCTAGTAGCTGTAGAGCCTTTTTCTAGTTGTATATTTGTAATGTAAAGAAAATCACCAGCCGTTGTATCGGTTACATCTGACCAAATAAATACAATAATGTTTGAGGTTGACGCTGTATCCACATTAGCCGTTACGCTGTAAGTGGCAAAACTGGTTGTAACATTTAGATTAGCTGGGGAATTTTCATAGGTTGCATTAGCAATTAAAGTAGGGTTAGTACCTTCTGCTCCCCATGCACTAATAATATCGGAAGTTACTGAATCGGCTGTACCTGACCACGCTACAATCGCACACTTTACATTATCTAATTTAGTTGTAGCGGATACTTTTGCTTGAAACGATAAGGTAACTGCACCGCCAATAGCATCAAAACAGTTTGCATTTTCAATAATCTGAGCAATACCAAACTTTTTATTAGTAGTTTCTACATCTAAACCAATCGAATATTTAGCTCCTGTGGGTACAGTAGTGGTTTGCGTAACATCAATGGCATCGTTGCCATCCGACAGAATATAGAACCTATCTAAAACATACGCATCGTCATTGTTTGCACCTGAAGTAAAACTTGTACCTCGTTGTGCTATGTCCATCCCGCCATTGATGATGCGATTGAGGAATGGTCTTGTAGCACTTGTTTGTGCCGAGCCATCAGAGAAAGTTATAGATGGCGAACTGCCGTTAATGATTGTGGTCACTATTTCACCTCAATTTGTTTTAACTGCTCAAGCGTTGTGGCTTGGTCAGCTAGTTGGGTAATATCTCTTAGCCGTTGTTTTTCAGCTACGATTGCTGTGGTGTCTGCACCTTCTTCTAATGCTCGTTGAAACGCTACATCTTGGGCTTGCAATAAAGGTGTACGCTCTGCCCGTAAGCGGTCTTTAGTAATTGCTTTGGCTTTGTCAAAGTTAATCGTAATCATTCTTGGTACTCCCATGCGTTACGGAATGTACGGTCTGTAGGAATGTCAGCAACATCTACAATCTTGTATGGTTTGCCAGCAGGTACATCTTTGGCGGCAATTTCTTCAATCGTTAATCCGCACTCAGGGGCTGGAATAATAATAGCTACACCGCCATCATCAGTGGGGTAAATAATTCGTTGGTTCATAATTAGTCCTTTTGATTAGCGGAAGATTGCAATGTTTGCCCATGTTGGGTCAACTGCACCGCCAGCACCACCAGAGTTTGCGTAAGTGACTCGCACATTTGATGTTGCCATGGATGTTATTTTTTCACCTGTGTACAGAGCGGCAGCTGTACCTTGTGTGTCCGATGCTGTCCAGTTCACCCCATAATTAGCATTAGGCATAGCGTTTGTAAAGTTTATGGTGTAATCGCCAGTACCATTATCAGTAATAGAAGTTACATTACCACTAGCACGAATAGCTGGGGTTCCTGTGCCGTTAAAGTTTACCCATGCACGACAGCCGTAAGCAGTAGCGACTGAGCCATAACCTGAGTTAAATTTAAAGTTTGCAGAAGAATCAAACTGACCACAAGCAACACCACCTTCAGCAAAGTCTATAGTATCTGCTGCTGAAAAGAATATGCCTGTGTTGGTATCACCTGTAGTGGTGATAGCGGGAAGTGCTGCTGTACCAGCTACAAAAGCTGCTCTTTGGTTAGTATCAATAGTTACAGCCGCAGTTGTACCGTTTGTTTGAAGTTGTAGTACACCGCTAGTATCCCCAGCAATAGCAATCGCTGTACCTGACGTAGTTCCAGCCGCAATCGTTGATGCCATTATGCTACTCCTTTCAATGCGTCAATCTGCTCTTGCAGTTTAGCAATCTGTTCTTCTTTAGTTGGCTGTGCTGCAAGCCATTCTGCATACTGGGCTTGTGCTTGTGCCACTTCCTCAGCAGTTAGTTCAACCGTTCTTTGCTCACCAGTCATCACATTCATTTCTATTCTGTTCATGATTTACTCGTAAAGAATATTAATTGAACCAGCATCAAAAGCGTCTGTGCCGTTTACTGTAGTAAGTCGCACTCTATCTAAAACACCACCTAAGGTTATGCCACCATTACAATATGAACCAAATCCGCTAGTTTGTGCTGTGGACATAGCCATATTCCATGTGTTTCCTGACACTAAACTTAATACTCCACTACCGTAAGTAAAACTTGCAGCAGTTTGGGAAGTCCGCCACCCAAATCCTGTAGTAATTGAACCAACAGAAGTGCTTGAACCATCAATATTAGAAATAAAGGAATCATAACCACTTGTAGTAAATGACCCCGAACCAATTTGAACTTGAACTCGTGAAGTTCCGTTTGTACTTACGCCTTGAAACAATACAGTAATCCGTTTTACCCAACTAGGAATACCAGTAAAGTCAATGCTTGTTCCGCTTGTAGAAGCTACAGCAGTTCCGCTGGTTAAAACACCTACACCTGTAGGAGTTCCGCCAATTGTTGGGCTTGTTAAAGTTTTATTTGTAAGCGTTTGAGTAGCTGAATCTACAACAACATTTCCGCTTGTAGCTGGCAAGTCTAATACAGTAGTACCAGCAATGGCTGGTTCTTGTAATGTAACGCTACCCGAAGTTGAGCCTGACAAGACTAATGACATTAGTTACTCCTTTTATATATTTTAGTGGTTTTCATCTTACATGACCAACCATCTTTGACCGCTTGGAATTGTCACCGTAACGCCACCTGAGATAGTAATTGGTCCGACCGAGAAACCATTTTTATTAGTTGACAGCGTATAGTTTGCCGTAATTGTTAAGTTATTTTCGTAGATAACCCCGTTAGCCTGCGCTCCGCTAATACCACCCCACGCTCCGTCTTGGTATCCTTCAAATCCATCATCATCGGAGTTATACCGAATCATACCGTTTGCAGGACTTGCTGACCTTTGAGCCGTTGTTCCTGCTGGGAGCTTGACTTGTCCCGTACCGTTGTAAGTAGAATCTGCCGCAAAGGTTGTAGCCCCTGTAAAGGCTGATGTTCCAGTGACTGCTAGGGTTCCTCCAACTGTAGCGTTTCCTGTAACTGCAAGAGAAACTGCGGAATTTACTGCCTCGACTACGTTCGTCCCGTTGTTAAACACAAACATCGACTTACCTGCTGGGACGGCGATTCCTGTACCTGACGTGTTTTTGACTGTGACTGCATCTGCTAGTCCGTTATTAATTAAGTATAATTTCTCAATCTGACAGCCAGAGCCAAGAATTAACTGTCTGGCTCCGCCTGACGTCCCTGTGAGGTTTAAACGCAAATTACGGGCGGTTTGAGCAGCATTAGTGTCGGTTAAGGTGACTGTGACATCCGCACTTGAAAAGGCTACATCGGCTGAACCCGTAATAGCTTCGCCAACCGCAACTGAAAAGTTGTTATTAGTCGTGGTTCCCCAGGTGCCAGTCTGCTCACCTGTGCCAATCAGCTCTATTTTTAGGTCACTATATGTAGATGCCATAATATCCTTATGCCGCTATTTCTACCCAGTTCGGGCTTTGTGTGTCAATAATATCAGTCCAAGTGGAGGTTTGTCCATCATTAATGGGCGTCCAATTAGGGGTCTGACTGTCATCTACTGAGATCCAGAAAGACACCGTTCCAACCTGTCCTACCGCTTGTACACCTACTAAATTTACAACCGCACTTGCATTAACTAAAACGCTTCCTATGCTTCCTACTGCCTGTAGTCCCGTTACTGGGACGACTGCTCCTCCTGTTACCGTAACTGAACCGACATCGCCCGTTCCTTCTACACCCGTTACGTTAACGTTTGCGTCTGCATTGATCGTTACCGCACCAACAAATCCTGTAGCCTGAAGCCCTGTTACGTTAACATTAGCGTCCGCCGTGACGGTGACAGAACCTACACTTCCAGTCGCTTCTAAGCCTGTTACGGGGACTACTGCCCCTGCCTCTACAGTAACCGAACCTACAAAACCCGTTCCTACTACGCCAATTACATCTACTACGGCGCTACCTTGTATGGTGACAGCGCCTATAAAGCCTGTCGCACTTAATCCTGTGACAGATACGTTTGCATCTGCCGTGACGGTTACGGAACCTACTTCGCCTGTACCAGAAACTCCTGTAACGTCTACTACGGCGGTTCCTGTAACGACTACTGAACCAACACTGCCTGTTGCCTCTAAGCCCGTGACTGGGACGTTTGCTCCCGCTTCTACAGTGACACTACCGACCTGACCTGTAGCACTTAATCCCGTAACGTCTACTACCGCACTACCCGTAACCGCTACGCTACCAACCTGCCCTGTGCCTGCAACTCCTGTAACTAGAACATTAGCTCCACCTGTGACAGCAACTTGCCCTACTAAACCATTTCCAGAAACGCCCGTTACACTAACATCTGCATTGGCTTGAACAGTTACTACGCCTACCTGACCTGTGCCAGAAACTCCAGTAGCATCTACGCTAACAGAAACAATGGATACCCCAAGATCAGAAAACGGTGCGCCCGAAAACGGGAAAAAGCCAAACATTTAAAGCACCACCCAACGGCTCCCCGAAGGCACCGTTATTGTTACCCCTCCCGATACAGTTACAGGTCCTACCGAACTAGCCGAATAACCCGTTGGAATCGTAAATGTCGTCCCTACAGTCATGTTATTCATCATTAAACCGTTAGATGCCGCAAACTGAGCTTGAAATGCTGTATTTGTTGAATCCCCATACACCGCTTTAGGAGCTGGGTAATCGCAAAATACGTTCTTTGTTCCAGCGGAGAAGTTCACCGCATTGTTTGAATTACTTGAAGAAAGAATCGTATCTCGGCTTAATGTCGTTCCGCTAGACGTATATGTTCCAAGCCCTACTTCAAATTCAGAACCGCCTTGAAGGACGATTGCGTAATAGGTCGTATTACCGTCACCAATAGCGGCAAAGGTTTGAAAGCCTGTAACAGCACCAGCAAGAGTAAACGTCCCCGTACCAGTCGTGGTTGAGGTTTCGTTAACTCTGTCTTTAACGACAAGAGGCATTTTTAGCCTCTTAAGCTATGCGAATAATTGCACCAGTCGCAGTAGCCGCTGGGAAAACAATCGTAAACGTACCAGAAGTAGAGGTTTTTGAACCACCAAAGTCTAGAACAGCTACGGCTGGATTACCTGTTGCGGTGTCGTT